AGCTATACTAAATAACAAGCCTTTAAAAAAAGAAGAAGAGAAGTCATTTAGTGGTTTTGCAGAACGAAGATCTAAGTAATGTATAAACAAACTTTATATAAGGTTATACAACCTGTTAAAATAAACACTATAAAAAGACTAAATAAGTCTAAAAAGTGGAAATATGGTTATAATAAAGAAAACGATATTATAGTTATAAGTAAAACAGGTCAAATAGGTGATATATATGAGATACAAAATCTCAAAGTAGCATTACCACCAACATATAAGAACATTAAAAAGTTTGATAATGACAAATGGCAGGTAACTGAGCAACCTAAAGCATTAAAAAGAATTAAAACTATATTTGATTGGAAAGAATATCCTAATGATTTTAAAAATCAATATATAGATTATATAGAAGAAGAGTTTAGAAGAAGAGAAGAAGGATTCTGGTATTATAACAAAGGTGTACCAACATATATAACAGGTACTCATTATATGTACTTACAATGGAGTAAAATTGATGTAGGTAAACCAGATTTTAGAGAAGCAAATAGAATATTTTATATCTTTTGGGAAGCATGTAAAGCAGATACTAGATGTTATGGAATGTGTTATTTAAAGAATAGACGTTCTGGTTTTTCTTTCATGGCTTCAGGGGAAATAGTTAATTTAGCCACTATCTCAAGTGATTCAAGATATGGTATTTTATCTAAAACAGGTGCTGATGCTAAAAAGATGTTTACTGATAAGGTTGTACCAATTTCAGTTAATTATCCATTTTTCTTTAAACCGATTCAAGACGGTATGGATCGACCTAAAACAGAACTAGCATATAGAGTACCAGCTAGTAAATTGACTAGAAGAAAAATAACTAGTAATGAAAAACTAGAAGAATTACAAGGGTTAGATACAACTATTGATTGGAAGAACACAGGAGATAACAGTTATGATGGTGAAAAGCTAAAATTATTAGCACATGATGAAAGTGGTAAATGGGAAAGACCAGATAATATATTAAATAACTGGAGAGTAACAAAAACCACATTAAGACTTGGTAGTAGAATTATAGGAAAATGTATGATGGGATCTACTTCTAATGCTTTAGATAAAGGTGGTGATAATTTTAAGAAACTATATAATAATTCAGATGTTACACAAAGAAACCGCAACGGACAGACTAGCTCGGGATTATATAGTTTGTTCATACCTATGGAATGGAACTACGAGGGATTCATTGATTCTTATGGACACCCTGTATTCGATACGCCAGAAACAGAGGTTGAAGGGCCTTATGGAGAATATATCGACACAGGAATTATTAAACATTGGGAAAATGAAGCAGATGGATTAAAAAACGATCAAGATGCTTTAAATGAATTTTATCGTCAATTTCCTAGAACTGAAGAACACGCTTTTAGAGACGAAACAAAAGGAAGTATATTTAATTTAGTTAAAATATACGAACAAATAGATTATAATGATATTAATCCAAATCCAATTATTGGAAGTTTTGTTTGGGAAAATGGTATTAAAGATTCAAGAGTAAAGTTTTTTCCAGATTCAAATGGTAATTTTAATTTATCTTGGGTACCATCATTTAAGTTACAAAACAATATTATCATTAAAAATGGTAAAAAATATCCTGGTAATGAACACATGGGAGCTTTTGGTTGTGACTCTTATGATATTTCAGGAACAACAGATGGTAAAGGATCTAATGGAGCTAGACCAGCAACAGCTGAGATATTTTTTGAAGATGTTTTAATGGCATTAGTATTTTATGGAATGCCAATATTATGTGAAAATAACAAACCTAGACTTTTATATTATTTAAAACGTAGAGGTTATAGAGGATTTTCAATGAATAGACCAGATAAAATTTGGAACAAATTATCTGTTGCAGAAAGAGAAGTTGGTGGAATACCAAACTCAAGTGAAGATATTAAACAAGCTCACGCTTCTGCTATAGAGAGTTATATACAACAATATGTCGGTGCAGGTGAAGAAGGAAACTACGGTAATATAAGCTTTAATAAAACATTAAATGACTGGGCTAGGTTTGATATTAATAATAGAACAAAGTTTGATGCTACTATTAGTTCAGGATTAGCAATTATGGCATGTAATAAAGATTTATATAGACCAAGACCAGAAAGAACAACAGCAAATGTTAGTTTTGGTTTTAAAAAATACAACAATAAAGGTATGTTATCAAAAGCAATAAACAATGATTAAAACACAAGTAAAATCTGGATTTCCTAGTCAGGCAGTGCCTGATATTGAGAAATCTGATGAAAAATATGGATTGCAGGTTGCAAAAGCCATAGAAGCTGAATGGTTTGGTACTGATAGCGGTAGTGAGAGATATCTTGATACGCAACTTCGTTATCATGATTTAAGATTATACGCTCGTGGAGAACAATCGATACAGAAATATAAAGATGAATTATCTATTAACGG